TTAAATACGGTCGTAGCCCCAGCGCCGCAAGTAGCGGCCTTAACGTCTGTCTGCATCATAGTGATGCCTCCTTAATTAGTTCTGGAAAGCAGTCGGAGCAGAAGAACCGTCAGAGTTACGCACAACGTAAGCGATGATTACCGTAACCGCGCCAGTAGCCGAAGCACCAGTAGCAGTGAACGTAACAGCCGCGTCTGTAGCGCCGACATTAGCTTGTACAGGGGTAAACGTAGCTGCTGGAGCTACCGCGATAGTGCCTGCCAGAGTAATCGTAGAAGCCGCTGCAACATCAACACCTGCGATGGTGACTTTCAGCGTAGTGGCCGAAGCAAACAACGTAGTGGTCAGAAACTGTACGGAAGTGATAACCGCACCTGCTGGAATGAAACCCAGTGTGCCGGTCAAGCCAGCTACTTGCGCAGCGGTCAGATTGGTGGTTTGGGCGACGATAGTCGCGCCAGTATTGCGAACGGTGCCAGCAGTGGTGCCAGTCGTGTCTTTAACAGTACCGAGCAGCCAAGGGCCAAGGTGTGTAGCGAAACCCATAATATATTCCTCACATGCGAGTAAGTGCGCCAATTTGCATGTCATCAGCCGGGGGCTGTTTGGCACACCGGATTACCCCGGTATTAAGTACCTTATACTATGCGCTTATTTGGGTGTCAAGCACAAAGTAAAATATGCCATACAAAGACAAAGAAGCGCAACGCAAATCCAATCGGGAAAGCTATGCCCGTAATAAAAAAGTTGTTGGCGACAAAGTAAAAGAGTACAAAGCAGGACTAAGACAGAAATGGCAAGAGTACAAGGCTACGTTATCGTGTACGGTATGTGGTGAGTCCCACCCGGCCACTTTAGACTTCCACCATGCGGTTCGAGACCCTACCAACCGTAAACTAGCTAACCTTTTACGTAATGGCGCATGGGTTGACGCCTACGAGGAGATTAAAAAGTGCGTTGTTCTTTGCGCTAACTGCCATCGTAAGCACCATCAACGGGAACGAGACGAAAAGAAAAAAGGGGCCGAAGCCCCTTAGTGACACCAATACTGTACTTACTCGTCTTCGTCTTCTTCCACTTCTGCTTCAAACCAGTCGTCTGCTTCTTCATCAAAGAAGTACCAAATATTTGCATCCTCGTCGTGCCACCAAGCAATACCATCCTCGTCGTACTCGATACCTTCATCCGCATCAAATGCAGCACATGACTCCAACTCGCTGAAATCAACTTCGCCGGAATACTCGTACCCGCCAAGCACCAAACTAACCGTAATCTTCATACCGCCTCCATAGTCAAAATGACAACCGCCCCCGGTTGTGGGTTTATTCTACACGGCGGTTATGACAAAACAAAAAGGGGGCCGAAGCCCCTTAATAACTAGACAACTAACATCTTATTTGACTTCTTTAGGTTTTCTTCTTGGGTGATTACCCGCAGGTTCCAAGGTACATGTAGGCCGCAAACTTCGCGGGACAGCAAAGGGACAATGTGGTCTACAACATATCGTTCCCCCGTAGTTTTAGACATCGTAATGGCTATTTGATATAGCTGGCGAATTTCCATTTTTTGCATCGCAGAGAGCCATAACGGGGTAGCGTTACGATGGCGGCGTTTTCGCAGGCTAGTTAATGTTTTGTAATAGTCGGGGTTAGTAGCCTTGTGTTTTTGTTTCCAGCGTTGCTTTTCTTCCGGGGTGCGGGCGTTTGCCCGCGCTTTTACCATGTCTTTGTTGCGCTCGTAGTACCGCCGTCCAGCCTCTTTAGAAGCCTCAGACTTTGGCTTTAAACTTCGTTTGGTATTAGTAACGCCCCATTCAATCTTTAAACATTCAACACAAACGCCTTTAGTTTTACGTGGCGCGATATGCCCATGCTTGCAAGGTTCGCCAGTAAAATAGTGCGTGGCACCGATGGTTTGTGCTTCTTTACGTGTTTTAGGGTATTCCATATATCCTCCTGAGTTACGACACAGGTAATATACATGACCTTACAAATAAAAACAACAAATAAATAAAGGGGGCCGAAGCCCCCTCTAAACCCGCATGAACATTAGCTTTTGGCTTATGCTCCGGCGGAACCGTACATACCGAGTGGATCAGACCAGCCGAACGAATAACGCTCACGAGCCTTGTAGCGGACGTTGCCCGTGTCGAAGTCTCCGTCCATTGAGTTAGCCAGTGGCGAACGGATAAAGTGCTTCATGCCGTTAGGAACATCAGTGGTCAGGAACCATGCGTTCGTATCGGTCAGGAAGTTGTTAACCGTGTAGCCTTCAGCAACTGAACCGTTGTTCTTGATCGCGTTGATGTCGTTATCAGTGGTACCGACACGGAGTTCGGTTTCCAGCAGACGGGTTGCAACGAATTGCAGCGATGGTGGAACAACCAGCTTTTTAGGCTTAGCAGCGATCAGCAGACCACGCTCATCAGTCCATGCAGCGATTTGAATAACGGCGGCTTCAAGGGAAGTCTCGTTCAAGTCGGCTGGGGTTGATGGGATGTTGCTGTTGCTACCACCGTTAACCAGTGGGTGCAAAGCCGAGAACAGAGCTACGCCGTCACCGCCAGTATAAGCTGCGCTAAAACCGTTGTTCAGGATGTTAGCCGACTTAACTTGCTTGGTGTAAGCCATAGCACGAGCCAGAGCTTTGGTATAACGAGCCGACAGGCTGTCATACAGGTTGTCTTCGATGGCCTCTTCGGTCAGCGAGAAACCCAGTGCAATGGTTTCGTGATTGTAGCGAGCAGTCCATGCCTCTTGTGCATTGTCGTAAGCGATGGCGGAACCCTCGTTTTTAACAGGTGCAGCGGAGAAGCCAGACAGCTTTGTCTCTTCTTCGAACGAACGCTCAGAGGTTTCAGTTTCGTAAATCTCTTTGTGTTGCTCGCCGTAAGTTGCATACTCCATACCAAACAGGGCATTCAAACCCGGGAGCAGCTCTTTAAGTAGTTGTGCGCGTGAAATAGCCATTATCTAGCTCCTTATATTAAGCCACGTAGTAGCGATGGGAACCAAAAGTAATCTTAACGAGAACTTCTGGGGTTTGAACCAATGCTACCGAGTTAGCTGTGCTGATCGTAACTGTTGATGCGGTAACAGACAGTGCTTGCGACGTAGCCGAGGTAACAGTGACAGCCGCAGTCGTGGACGAGCCAGTGAACTGAAGTTGACCACCAATTACGTTGAAAATGTCGGTGCCGATGGGGATAACTTGACCAATAGACAGACCAGCGACGGTCAGCGTGGTTGTACCTGTACCAGACACATACGTTGCCGAGCTGCTGATTTGCGTATCAGGGACTAATTCCAGAATACGGAAGTTACCCGTCGAGGTAGCTGGAGTCGTACCGATGATGCCGCCAGCGGAATTACCCGTGGAGAGCGAACCAGTAGCGGTGTTACCACCCAAGTTTTTACCAAGCAGCAGCGAAGAAGCTGAACCGATGGTGTTGCCGGTAGTAGCAGCGGTAACTGCGGCGCGGAACACGGTGTCAGGATCGTCACAAACGATGGCAGTAATGTCACCAGCCGTTACGTTAGCAGGATAGTATTGCGAGAACAGACGTTGTTTAGTCGTCGGGTTCGTGTAATAGCAGCCCAAGAACACGCCAATTGCGGCGGCACCTGCGATGTCATTAGCCAGAATGGTTACATAACCATTTGTTAGTTGTACAAAATCACCGTAAAAAATATTGGCGTTGTAGTTGTACGAAATCGGATAGTCACGCGTCGATCCCGAGAAAACTTGACCACCAATAAGATTTACCGGTTTAAACCCGTACGGGGCTGAAACTGTTGGGTAAGCCATATTTTAACTCCTAGTAAATTGAAAAAATTAACGTCCTTTGCCAAACGATGTGGACGATTTCCGCTCCGCAAAGAGAGGCATACGAGCATCGTTTTCGCGCATAAAGCTATTGTCCACTGCTTGAGTCTGCGCCTGAGTCTGATTTTGGTAATATTGATTACGTTGATCTACGAACTCCGACGGGGTCTTGCACAGTAACAATCCACCAATCTCAATATTGTCCTTAAAGCGACTATTTGGATCGATTAACAGTTGGAATCTAGGTTGTTCTTCTACTTTGACAGGCTCCCAGCCTTCTCGGAGTTTGGCCGATAGGTTGCGTGGATCAGCGGTGCTCAACGTGGAAGTACGAATCCAGCGGTATGAATATCCCGGTTGCTTGTCCGGTTCAGGAAGAAGCTCGGCTGGTGCCCACTGCTTAGGGCGCATATCCGTATCACGGGTTTCAAGTTCACGCATCAGTCTGTTATTGCCGTTTGCCATTATCTATTCTCCAATTTAAGAACTTCACGAGCATATTGCTCCGGGGTTAGTCTCAGCTTTTTAGCCAACGCAATTTGGGACGTTGTTAGCCTAATACTCTTAGGAGCCGTGCTTCGTTTGGCAGAAGCAACAACTGTTGACGCTTTTCGCTGAGGTCTGGAATCAGCTTCTTCGGTGTCCTCGTCCCTAAAGGCTTCGGGGAACCGTTTGCGCATTGTTTTGTCCATGCGCTGATAGTAGTCATCAGTACCAATATATTCAGGGCCGTACTGATCGGCTAGCTTCTCGTGTAGTCCAAAGGCCGCTTGCGTCATCTCCTTGTCCTTTTGGAACCAAGAATCGTTACGCTCACGCCAATCAACATATTTAGGATCAGGCGGCGGTTTGGACACCGGCTGACTCATTTGTGGCAGTTTTATATCATTTTCTGTATTTTGTAAAGTAGGTTTAAAGTTTTTTGTCTTATCTACACGTAACGTAGCCTCTGTAAGAGCCTGTTGCGCTTCCATAAGTTTGTCTGGATCGCCCGAATCATGCGCCTCTCGGAAGTTCCGTTTAGCCATCTCAAGCTCAGTATCGGCGGCATATTGCACCGTAGATATGTACTCTTTCTCCCCCGAGGCCAAGGTATTTTTCAATAGCTTGTTCTCTTCAAGGATTTGCTGGGCTATACGGATAGCTTCCTGCTGTTCACGGAGTGCCGCTTCTTTTTCACGTCGCTCATCGTGCCAAACCTTGCGCATTTGAAACAGACGTTCCTTGGCTTTACCCGAGTATTCGTCTAGTTCGTCTTGCTCAATCTCTTCCAATATCGCTTTAGGCAGTGGTTTACGGCCACGGTCTTCCGGCGGGGTGTCATCTTCTACTTCAATTCTAATATCCTGATCTTCGTCCTCGTCACGGTCGGAAGCTCTTTTATCTACTTCATCGGGGAATTTGTACTCGTTTTTCTCGAAACCAGCCATTTGTGTCTCCTTATGCTCTTGAAATGCCACGTGGGTCTTGAACCACTGCTTCTACCGAGTCATCGTTAATTAGACGAAACTCTTGACCGTGAATCTTCAAGCGTGTGCCTGAGTTTGGTCGAGCCAAAACAAAATCACCTTTCTGGCACCAAGGGCCAGTAGGGAACTTCGCCTTATCTAAATAACAATCTGGACCCATCTCGACAACAAAGAACACCGTACTCAGCACTTCTTCGTAGTGCATTGTTTGGTCTGCTTTAATAATCCCACTATCGTATTTGGACTCGACGGCAGGGATTGTTACTAAGATGTGGTACCCAGAAGGTTGGGGCAGTTGTTTTGCCTTATCTTCTGCTGCGGCTGGTAGTACTGTTGCATCCAAGCTATCGGGGTTTGAACCGATTAGGATTTCACTCATCAATATGCTCCAAGTTTTTTGCGAGGTTTTGTAGGTACATCTCTACAGCAGTGAGTCCTCGAATCTCACCACATAGATACTTGTATTCGGCGTAGTCTTTCGCGGCTCCACCGGAGACAGCATCGGTTAGTTGATCCCGACGCTCCCTTAGTTGCTTTAATATTAAGTCAATGACTTGTTCCATTATTTACCTTTTTGTCGGTGTTTTCTGGCGGGCATTAAGCATTGCGATACCTTGGCGGAAGCCTTCAGTTTCCTGAGCCTTTTCCGCACGTTGTATTTCTTGCTGGTGTTTCATCGCCATATTGGCTCCGGCAATTTCTTGCTGTGCTGCGATACGGTCACGTTCAACTTGTATTTGAGCCATCTTAAGTTGCGCGTCGTCCTTGTCTTTCTGGGCCTTACGTTGCTGTTCAGCCTGTTTAATTTGCAATTCTTGCATCTGCATTTGAACGATTGGGTCTTTCATCTGTTCTTGCGCCATCTGTTGTTGAGCCTGTTGCTTGCTTTGTTGTAGCAACTGCTGGGATGCCTGCGCCGCCCGCTTGGAAATCTCAACTTCCATATCCTTCGGAATAACCTGATCTTCGTTATCCTCGTCGTAATTAGGTAGCTGGATACCCATCGCATCTTCCATCTGCTTGCGATACTCGTAGCCTAGATGTTCCGCGATATGTGCGGCGATTGCTGCTGCCATCTGCGGTGCTTGCGGGTTTTGTTGCATCATCTGCTGCATCTTAGGTTCCTGCATAACTGCCATATGGACAGCAATGTGGGCCTGATGGTCTTGGTAGAAGAACGCTTTAACCGGTTTCATCCGCAAAATATTCTGATTCTCGGTAATAGGGTCGCGTGGACGTGTGTCGTCCTGCATTGGGATTAGCTTTGCGGCGTTCTTAATACCCAAGACTTCCAGCATCTGACGGTGGAGCAACGGCAAGTCATACAACTGAGGTGCGCCTTGAGCCAATTGCAACACGGCTTGATACTGCACAACCTTCTGTGACATCGTTGCAGCGTTCGGATCACTAACCGGTATTACATCTACTTGGTCGTAGTCCGACTGCTTAATCTGACGGTTACCGTCAACGGGCTCATAGCTATATTCTTCAGGGGTGTAGTCCCGAATAATGTCTTTGAGCAGGCGTAATTCTTCGTGCATCGAGTAATGAACACGGGCTTGAACCGCCGACATTACCTTAAGTGTGCGCTCCAAAATAGCCAAGGTAGTCCCAACCGGGGACTGCGACGACATGTCCGACACCTTCATATCGGCAGCAGAAGCAAAGCGACGGCCTTCATCGATGATTTGATTCATCAACTGAGCTAAAACTTGGCTTGGCTCTTTGTACGGAAGTGGTAGGATGTTGTCACGGATCGATCCACTAGGCACATCCACGTCCCGAAATTCGCCCGGTGCGATTGGTGTGTCGTCACCCTTAACGCGCATGCCGCGAGATTTTAAGCCGCCCGGCAGGTTAGATAGCGTACCGGCGTCAACCAACTGACGCAGAATCGACGTACCAGACTTAGCAAACGCACCGATCAAGTGGATCAAACCGAAGGCGTAAAAGCCAAAACCCGGGATGTAACCGTAGTGTACGAAGTGATTACGCTTGCGCTTAAGCTTGTCGTCCGGCTTCCAGTTACGACGGATTGCCAATACTTGTAGGCTGGACTTGTCGATTGTCACCACGTAAGGCAGTGCGATACCTGTCTCGTCGCCCTTCTTATTGGTATCTTCGTAGCCTTTTAAGTCCAGATCAACGTGCATCTCAAGGATGCGATAGCGGTCGTCGGTCACGGCGCGGAAGCCCATCTTCTCCGCAATCTTCTTCTCGACTTCCTCAATCGTGTTGCTTGGCTGGCCTAAGTCCACGTCCCGATAAAAGCCATCTACTTGCAAACGGCGTATATCGTTCTCAGTTTTGCGCATCACATGGGTAACACGCTCTGCCGTGCGCAGCGACGACGCACCGTAAGGCACAACAATATCTTCCGCAGGGACGTAGTTAGACACCTGCCGACCCAGTGCTGGATCGAAGTACACCTTCTTAAACGCATTACCGGACAGACCCAAGCCCCAGAGGAGACGCTCATGCTCAGGGCGATATTCCGGCATTTCTTCCGTTAAACGGTAATTCATGTCGTCTTTGACGCGCTCCGCAGCTTCTTTCTTAGCCTGCGTTTCCTTACCGATGATCTTAGTCTTAACTGGCCCCGCCGCTGGGAAAGTCTCCATAATCGTCTCAGCTTGGAACTTAACCAAGGCTTCCGACATCAGTGGGTGGACTACTCCGCATGCTCCAGCCCAAGGCTCGGTGCGCTCTTCGATCTTCATACCCAGCAGATCAAGGCCATCAACGTAGGTCTGAATCCAATCCTTACGGGAACTTACATCCTCCTCGTAGGCGTCGACCAAGTCGTTGGCAAGTCCTGATAACTCGCTGTCCGGGATGTATTCCGCTAAGTTAGCGTCGAAATCTTCATCCGATTCCTCTTGGGGCTCGATGTCAATCTGCAACCCATCAATACCAATTCGGACTGATTCCGGGTCTTCAATCTCGATTTCTAAGTCCGGCTCATCTAGCTCTTGATCGATGCCTTGAGGGGCGGAGTACAAACTCTTTTCCATTGCCATGATTATTCCTTAGTTTCTGTTCTACCTACACAGGTACCCGCAGCACTACCATCTGCCCCAACCCAGTCCTCGCCCACACACGACGGCGGCACGCCATTGAGCCATTTCTGTAACGACAAAAATGAACCCCCCAGTGAACCTGTCGTGCCTTCGTGCCAGTAATGTGGGTGAATCCTTACTGGTATTGGGTTTGCTGCCACTTCTTGATGCTTATATATGTTGCCTGCAATTACAAAGTCTAAGTCGCCACACAGGTACAACTCATAACTGTCCACGTTCGGATGCACATGTGACACTGACACCGAGTTCGGCTTGGACGTAAACATCTGCACCTGATACTGCCCATGCCTGTACAAGCATGTACCCGTCATGTTCTGATACGTTGTGACTGCGTTTGGCGGGGGCAATAACATCCTATGGTGTAACCACCACCTTGCAAACTCCGCCAGATCGTCAAAAATATCAATAATAAGGCGTGCTCCGCTTGCTTTTAAACAGTCGTAACTCATCTGCCTCGTCGGTTGGTAACCGGATGAACCCACCCTGCCTGAACCGCATCAAGGCGAGAGTCGTCGCGTCAACTAAGTCATCATGCTCGCCCGACGGGAACGACGCTACCTCATCGACTAACTCTTCCGCCCACCGAGTCTGTGGAACCCACACCTTACCCGAGGCAATTAAGTCCGATACCGCGTTCAACCGACTGATCTTGTCTTGGCCTTTCCCCGGCGTAAACTCCTGCGCAGGGATACCCATTGCCCTAAACTCATAAATGAGCGGTGCTCCGGTGGCTTTCTTCTCGATCAATATGCTATCAGGTTCCCAGTCTTTATAGTGTTGAAATGCTGTTTTCTTGAGCTCAACCCACTCCATGCGTTCTTTAAACGAGTTCAACAAGATAATATTCGGCTGGTCATTGTCGTCCGGGTTGTACCAGATGCCCCACGTCGTACATGCAGAGAAGTCGGCCCGCGTATTTTTCTCGAACGCCGTATCCCACGTCTGCAATATATAGTCACATGGCGGCGGGTCTTCCTTCTCCCATATCTTCCACCACTCCCGCTTGACGATGGCACTCTGTTCTGATGTCGGCTGCTGCTGGTACTGCGCCATCCACTTGCTGTTCGGCAATTCTTGGTGCAGCTTGGACAACTCATCCAGACTCCAGAACTCAGGCCACAGCGGATTGCCAGACGGCAGGATGGCCGGAAACTCAATCACTTCCCAGTCGTCACCACCCCTAGCCGCTGCTGACTTAACAACCTGACCCGTCAAGTCCCTCAAGCTCCAGCGCGTCATCACTATTACAATGGCACCACCCGGCTGAAGTCGCTGCCGAGGACCGGACGTATACCACTCGTACACCTTGTCATAGATGTCGGGGTTAACTTGAGCCAATGCAGCTTCCTGTTCCGAGTGCGGGTCATCGATAATAAGCACATCAGCGCCCTTACCCGTTACTGCACCGCCCACACCGATAGCGAAGTAGTCGCCACCTTTACTTGTATTCCATCGCCCCGCCGCTTTTGAGTCACTTTGCAGGGTTAAATCCGGGAAAATGTTGCGATATACGTCCGAATCCACCAAGTTTCGCACTTTTCTACCAAAACCCACCGCTAATTCAGCAGTATGGGACGCCTGAATGACCTTTTTGTGCGGATACTTACCCAAAAACCACGCTGGAAGCAGATATGAAGCGAATTCTGACTTGGTATGGCGCGGCGGCATATTAATAATGAGCCGTTTACAGGTCCCATTCGCTACGCGCTCAAACGCCTCAGCCATCCGGGCGTGATGTCTCCCCGATATGAACGTCGGCCATACCTCGTTTACAAAATTAATGAACTTATCCCGCGCCCCTTCCTTGCGTTTAAGTTCTTGCAAGGCTTCTAAGTCATATAAAAGCTGACGCATCTCCGGCTCAGTTAAGTGAGGGAGAACTTTGGGGATATCCCGCAGGGATACGTTATTTATCGAAGTCGGAAGAGTCATTATCGCTTGGGTCTGGATCAAGCTGGCTAATTAAGTCTCGGGGGTCTTGGTCTGCAATACCTAGCTCGTCATCAAGTGAGTCTGCTAGCGGCGTAACATCCACGGTTTCGGCATTGAGCAGTCGTTTAATACGCTCTTTAATAGCAGATTCCAAGTCGCCGGAGGATTTGTGGTGAATAGTAATCTCGCTACGCTCGGTGAAAAGCCCCACGTCGCTGTGCTTACCTAGCAATTCAAGCGCCTTGAGTTCGTAGCGTGGGTCGCCGCAGTTGGCAATCTCCATCAACTTAGCCGTAATCGCAGAACGCACTTCGTTCATGTCCGCAGCGATGCGGTTGGCATAAGTCTTTAAGAACAACGAGGCGGCAAACGCTGTATTGGGTTGCTGTAGCTGGCCCCGCGCCTTGCTGCGATCCGTTGTTTTAAACAAATCAGCCGTAGCTTTTAAGTCCGTAGCATCGATCTCGATGGGAGCACCTAGCTGTTTAAGCAGGTCAGCCGTGTTGGCAGCAACCACAACACTGTCGTGAAAAGACTCGGTCTTCTCTCTGTGCGTGTCGTAGGGCATCGGGTGCTCGCTGGAGGGTTCGATATTTACCATATGGCGGAGTATATATCACATTACGGCGGGGAGGTAAAGGTACCCTTGACGGGGGGGTTTCGCAGGATCGACTTAGCTTAATGTTGCCAAAAAATATATACCCCCCCCGGTGTTACGATTTAGAAAACATAGGGGGTGGGGTAAGTAAAAATATATGTAGTCTACAAAAATGAGTATCGACTGTGCAAAACACGGTGTAGGTAGAAGCTGGGACTCCTACTTGCCCATTTAGGGGGGTGGGGTTCCGCTATGCCACTGACGCCCTCGCATTTTATTTCGCCATTGCTGCCCGCGATGTCCGCGCTGTTGACGTTGCCTTATGCCTTTGACCTGCGCCGTTGACGTTGCCTCTGCTTATTATTGCTTTCGTATCCGCAATGGATTTAGTGCGGGTTTCTGTAAACTTCGAAGCAAGCAAGGACAAAACGATTCTTGCTCAGCGCGGTTCACGGTGCGCGGGTTGACTGGCTTCTACGGATGCGCGGTTAAGCCCAGCGATTACACCGATGCGCGATGTAGTTGTCTTTAACAATTCGAGATTTACGGATGCGCAAGTACCGGCAGAGTAGCGATGCAAACAATGCTAGCAGTCCCCTAAAGTGTCACGTTTTGAAAATCAGGTAGGCCGAGGTTTTACGATGGGTTAGCAAATATTTAGCAGAGTGAAGCGGTATCAGTATTTAAGACGGTATCCGAGGAACAATTTCAGCTTTGCAGGTATGACAAAACCTGCAAGGCAAGCGCTGATAGACCGCGACATAGTCTATCGATTCGCAAGGGTTTTCATTGTGAGAATTCTTGTTTATCAATCAACTAAAGGAAAATCATCATGGAAAATATTGCTCTGTTTAACGATATCGATGTCGCCAATGCAATCGATTTTGCGCCTGCCGGTGTAATCGTATCGGGTTTGACGACGACGGAAAAGAAATTGAGCGCGGTACACAATGCGAGCGGCGCTGCGCTGGCTTATCTCTGCGCAAGCAAGGGCAAGATCGGCAAGTATGCGCGTGAGGGGTTGTCGGCGCAAGGCGAAGCGATGATCGCAGGCGCAGCGCGTAAGGGTAACTATGCGCCATTGGCGCAAGCAATTGCAGCAATTACAGGAGAGAGTTTGACGATTAGCAGTCGCGCCGGTTTTGAGTGTTTGGCTGAGCGGTTCGCTGATCGCATGCGCGACCTGAAAAATGCGGGTTATGTAACTAAGAAAGACGGCACGCAAGCACCATCGGCTAAGCGCAACATGTTGGTGCAAGTTATCAATCTGATTACCGAAGTCCAATCAATCGCAGCGTCGCTGTAATGTATTGTAAGGAAACAAGGCCCGCATCTCGCGGGCTTTACTTTTTGGGGGCTGCTATGCGTAAAGTTTCGAAAGTGATAATTGTAAGGAAATCTTTGGGCATTGCAATGCCAAAGTTGCGAGAAGGGCAAGAAGACAAGAGAATTCAAGGCGGACACGCGCCAATGCCTTACAGAACACGCACAACGTCGTGGGCAAGTGCAAATCGGTGGGCAAAAGCACCTGAACATGCGGTTTGGGCTGACTAAATGTTATCAACTTCGCTATTGTAAGGAAACTAGGTGTATTGTAAGTGATTGTAAGGATGCTTTGTAAGGCGCTAAGTCCTTGATTTTAAAGGAAAAAGTGTGCTTTGTAATATTGTAAGGCCACTTTTGAAGTATAAATGCCTTTCAGCACTGTCAAGAGCACTTCAGCAGGTGCATAACGCCCGAAAAAATCGCACACGTGATTATACTTATTTTTCTTCAAAACATTATTACATTACAGAGAAAATACGCTGTAACCCCTTGATTCTATTGGGTTTCTTTTGTAATTATTGCTTCATTACATTACACCATATTTCCTTACATTACCCTAAAATCCTTACAATACTCAAAAGGACAACAATGGCAGAGCAATCGAAGCAACTATCCGCAGAGCAACAAGCAGCAGTCAGTGCCTTTGCTGCGAAGTACGGCGACAACTGGAAACACAAGCTGCAAGTCGCGTGGCTTGCCGGAACAGACACAACGCAACCCAACGGGCATCTGCTTAGGCAGGTGCGAAACCAATTCGGCCCATCGTGGCTAAGCAAATACGAGGAGGACTAATCATGTACGAGGACATGCCCGACTTATCAATAGAAGAACAAGGCGAGTTCGACCGCGCCGAGCAAGATTGGCTGATGCAGCACGATGCCTATGCCTACGAGGACGTGCCTAACCCAAACGATAAGGAGTTGAAATGATCGACAGAGTAGTAATGGTGGTGTGCGTAGCAGTAACGCTAGGTGCATTGATAGCAGCAGGGCTCGGGTTTATCTAACTAAAGGAGAAGGACATGGCAAACGAGTTGAACTTCGGCACGAGCGTGTCGTTAAAGCAAGCGATGCAGCTAATCCTAGCTAACCCAGAGAATCGGTACGGGCTACGCGGCGAGCCCGGCATCGGTAAGTCAAGCATCATGCGGATGCTCAAAGCAGCGCTACCCAAACACCACATGGCATACATGGACGTGCCGAGCATGGACTTAGGCGACATCTGTATGCCTGTGATTGACCATGAGCACAAAGTCACGCGGTACTACCCGAATGCACGATTTATGTTCCACACAGGCGAGCCGGTCATCGTAATGCTTGACGAGTTTAGCAAGGGTCCCGACCCTGTAAAGAACATGTTGCATCCGCTGCTCGAGGCACACAACCCCAGACTCGGCGACGTGCCGGTGCACAAGGACAGCTATATCTTTATGACAGGTAACCTGTCCACAGACGGCGTAGGCGACAGCATGAAGGGGCACACCCTGAACCGCATCATCCCGCTGACTGTGCGTAAGCCGACGTTCGACGAGTGGGCAGAATGGGCGATGGACAACGGCATCGTGCCTGAAATCCTTGCGTTCTGCCGACAGTTCCCACAGGTGTTCGCTAGCTACACCGACCCGAGCCAGAAAGAGAATCCGTACATCTACCATCCCAACCGAGCAACAATGCCATGCGTGACGATGCGTAGCCTTGAGCGTGCCAGCAATGTAGTGCGTATGCGGCATGAGTTCGACCAAGAGAGTCTGATTGCATCCCTGACAGGCGCTATCGGTGAGGCGGCAGCTAAGGACTTCTCAGCGTATCTCGACTATTCCAATCAGTTACCGACGTGGCAACAGACCATCGCCAACCCGCTCAGTGCGCTAGTGCCTACCAGTGCAGGTGCTTGTGCAATCGTCGTGTTCGGTGCGATACAGCGCGTAGACAAGACAAGCATCGATGCGTTCATGACATACCTTGAGCGGTTCGAGCCCGAGTGGCAAGCGGCGTTCTGCATCAACATCGCCAAGAGTAAGAGCAAGCAGGTAGTGGCGTTCGGGTGCAAGAAGTTCAGTGCGTGGGTAGCTAAGAACAATGATCTTTTGTAGGGGGCAGTATGAAGGTGAGTTACTTCGTGGCGTGGACGCAGGAGGATAACCCTGACGATAGGTGGGGCGAGAGGATTCTGTACCGCGTGTTCAGAGATGAGGACACAAGTAAGCCAGAGCCCATCACGGAAGCGATGACGAGGGGCGAAGCAAACGAGAAGCTGAAGGAAATACTAACCGTGCTAGGAGAGCTAGATGGATATAGACAAGGAAGAACGTAAGCTTAAGAAGGTCAAGATCAACATCATGCGTGACCCTGACTTCGCATTGTGGTCGGGCATCATGATGGTAGGCAAGACGTACATCGACGACAACGTAGAGACTGCATGTACCAACGGGCGCGACGAGCGGTATGGTCGTAAATTTGTCGCCGAGTTGTCGGAGAAAGAACTGGCATTCGTTG